TCTAGCATTTGGGTCAACTGTAGATGTAGCAATACCTGATTTAATGCTATATGGAGTAAATCCAGCAGAAGTAGGTGAACCACCACCTTTACCACCACCTGATGTCAAACCACCAAGAGCCCCAGCAGCAGCACCAGCCCAACCTCCTGTGGCAAAACCACCTAGTGCCCCAGTAACTCCTTTAACTAATTTACCCATTATATATTACTCCAAATAAACATCATATTTTTAGAACCATCCTCTATTAGTATTTCATCTAAACAAGGATAGAAACCCATCATTGTTATAAATTTAAAATGTTTTTTATCTTCTTTGTCATGTATAGCTACTACTGGTTTATCTTGTTTAGAAAACAAATTATAACTATCTACTGCTAACTGGTGTTTTACTGTTTTATTCCATTTAGTTATATCACAATGCACTACTATAATTTCTTGTATTTCATTATATAAAACATATTCAAAATAAACCGTATAGTCTTTTTTAACTAATACTGGATGTTTCATTAAGCAGTACGTGTCCACATATATACAACGATATATGGAGGTAGATTAGCATTAGTAGCACTTACACCAGCAGTTGCTACAGTTGTTGATACAGAGATACCTGTTGTAGCTGAGTTAGTACTTGTTTGTGTAGACCAATCAGGATTACCACGACCTTCTTCAAAACCACCTTGACCTTGTGCACCACCTAAAGTAGTAGCAACACGACCAACGTGACTATGACCTGAATCTGAAACACTTGATGTGGCAGTGTGTGAGTGACTTGCTACAACAGCATCAGCACTACCACCAGTAGCACCACCTGCAAAGCCACCACCTGCTCCAATTAATGTCCTACCAGCACCAAAAGCAGTCCATGTACCAAAACCAAGAGAAGTTGCAGGATTAGAGGAACTTGTAGAACTAAATATAGCACCTACAGGGAAGGCTAAAGCTAAAGCTGCTGTTACAAAAGCAGTAGTGGCTATTTGAGTACTATTAGTGTTAGCAGCAGCAGTAGGAGCTAAGGGTGTCCCTGTAAATGTAGGAGATGTTGTATCTGCTTTACTAGCTACAGCAGTAGCAATAGCATTATACTCATCATCAATCTCAGCACCTTTAATAATCTTACTAGGATTACCTGTAAGCAAGGCATCCTTTGTATAGAAGTTTGTTGCTTTTACATAGTTTGACATTATACCATCTTCCCTGTTTTCAAATAGATTGTTAATTGTTGTAAGCTGACAGGAGCACCTTCAATTGGAACTTCCACACCAAATTGCAATATTTTACCTGAGCCACCTAGGTGCATAACAATATCATTAATAGCAATACCAGTAGAGAATTCCCCTACATTGTATTCTGCTATATTATACTCAGCACTACCACCAATAAAATCTTTTGTAAATGTTCTACTTGTATAGGTTGTTTTATAATCAAACCCATATTTAAATACAACATCTTGTGTACCAGCAGCAATTACAATTACACTTACTTTCTTTAAAAATTTAAGACTATAAGGTTCACCTGCATCTATGTTAGAAGTATAATACTCTAAACGATACGATTCACCATTATCAGAGTAACCAAAATACTTACCAATACCACCTGCCATACCTAGATATAAGTTTCTATCTCTAGTCTTACAAAGAGCTTTAGGTAAGAAACTTTCCCATGTTGTTACACGAGCAGCCCCATTTTCTAACATCTGACGTAAGTCAAAGTAAAATGCTTGTTTTAAATTAGGTAATACTAATAGATAAAACGCATCTCTTTCAAAATATACACTTTTAACTTCTGTTAATACTTCTCCTGAAATGTACTGAACTAAGTCATCACGAACATTAGCAGACAAGTCACGCATTGGCATACTTTTTTCTTGAGTAACACGGTTAAAGCTACGAACACCGCTATTAGACAAGAATATTAAATCTGTACCTGTTTGTTGTATGGTGTCACGAGCAATACATCCAACACCTGTAACTACATCAGCAAGAGTTAAATTAGTAGGGTCATCAGGTGAATCGTATATTATAATGTTATTACGGCAGAATATAATAAGATAATTATTATGTGAGGATATACCAACAATTTGGTCACTGCTACCAACAACAGATTCAATATCAATTAAACCTGAACCTGCCCCAGTAAAAGCCGCACCATCTAATAATTTACTATAATAAACTGTTGTCTTAGCACCTGTTACACCTGCCACCCAATGACGACCAAAGGCTGTATGAGAACAGTCAGGGTCAAATGTAGATACACCTGTAGGTTTAGTGCCATAATCACCTACTCGTTGCCAAATATAAGCATCCGTATGGTTTTTCTTACGGTATACAAGAAGTGGATTGCCTGTTTGAGCAGCAAATCCATACATACTATTACCATAACCAGCACCTTCTGCTAGTTGTGAGAATTGCCATCTATTACCAGTAAAAGTAATTGTAAGGTTAGTTGTTTGGTCTGCTTGTTTAACAGGGAGTTCTGTAAGTGTAGTAGAACCACTATACATCTTACCACCACCACAAGAAAGAATAGTGGCTGTTAAGTCTATATCAATAAACTCAAACAAAGATTCTAAGTAATCAGTATCACTTAAAGAACCATTATTTGTAGTAACTGGTGTCCAACCTCTACGACTACCTAAACGACCAAACTTATCAATGATACAGTTAATGGCTTTAGTTGCATACCCACTCTCTAATGTAACACCACTCTCCTGAGTGTTTAACCCAAGAAAGCCAAGTGCGGCATTGCTAAGAGCTTTTAAAGCCCCTGCCATTAATAGGCTCTCCAAATAGTTTCATCTTGTCTAATAGAAGCTTCAATAGCAATTAAATCGGCAGCAAGTGAACGATAGCGTTGTTCTTGTTCAGCATAACCACCATCATCGCCACGCTCACTAATTGCACGAGCTAAAGCACCTTCTACAAGAAGATTGGCTGGAATTTGTATCTGTGTGGAATCGGCTACTAACTCTTGTTGAGGAAGTATTACATTAATACGAATATCATATACACCATCAGGTATTGGATATAAATCTATTTGAGTATCCCCATTAGAATTTACGCCATTGAAGTTGTAATAGATAGGTGCGCTGTGCTGAACACTTGACATTAAAAACTGTTCATCAAACCAACGGCTACTGCGTTCTTCCATGAATACATCTTCTGTATCATTTACAACATCTAATACACGGAAACGAGTGCCTGAATCAACTAACACATAGTTAAACAAAGAATCAGTTGTAGTGGCAGTTAGTGTTGTGCGTAGAGCAGACCAATTCCAAGAGTTTTCAATCTCTACTTTTACAACATTCACTAAATCCCCAATAAGTTTGGAGTATGGAGTTTCATTGACAGTGGTGACCTCGTTCTCACGAAGTCGTCTTAAAACCCTGTTGCATACTTCTAAATATGTCAATTTATATTCCTTTTAATTATAATACAATTATATCACAATAGACACAATTTGTCAACCTTTTTATCACCACTTTTCGCGGTCAGCCCAAAACGCAGCACTCATTTTACCTTTAGCTATATTCTTTGCATGACGAGCCTTAAATGACTTTTGCCTAGCTTTTTCAGCAGGAGTAGGTGGGGTTAGCACCTGCACCTGAAACGCCTTGTTGACCAAAACGAATTAGTTTCTCTTTATCTCCTTCTTTCGCTAGAACAGCATGAGATTTAGTTGGGTGATTTGGTGTGCGTTTAGGTTTGTTATACCCAGCAAAAGTTTCTTGTCCTTTTTTGATTGGCATATTATTTCCTTAAAGTAAGATACATACGTTCACCAATAACGAAGCTCATACAAGCCCCACTTAAATCTAACATAATTAAAGTTATGGCTTCGGGTACAGTAGGAGTAAATACAGCAGCCACTGTCGCTAACCAAATAATGATAATTGCAATATACCTAAAGCTAGACCTTAAGTTAGTAACCCAAATAGAAGGTTCACCTGATGGTTTATCTATCTCTGCTAGTGCTTGTAGACGAGCGGTTTCTGCTTGCATAAGTTGTATGCGTTCAGCTACATTGACAGGATTACCTCCTGCTCCTTTTGTAAACTTAGCAAAGATACCACGAACACCATCTGTTAAAGCTGGTAGTAGAGCTGGAAATAAGACAGACCACATTATACAATCCCCTTTACATATTTACCTTTACCTTTGAGTGTGAGAATATTCCCACGCATACGAGGGTCAAATGATATATGAACCCAAGTCTTCTCATAGATTAGTTGGTCAAACTTAAGATTACTTTTAGCAAGAATATTAGATATAGTAAGTGGAGTATGACCATAGGCTGTAAAATCCACAGCATACCCATAAGTATGTGACGAGTTGCTAGTGCCACCTACTTGACGATTAACATCAGTACTGCGGTAGCCACTATTAATAGTGATTGCTACATTGCCTAATATCTCTCTTACTTTCTCCATGTAGAAAGCAGTTGTGCGTAATACCTCTATTACTTCTTTAGATGGTGTGTTATCTATTTTAGTATTAGTTGTAGTAAGTTCAGCAAGAGAGAAGTGAGGTGTCAGTTGCATCTAGTGTCCTACAATGTACCTAGAGATATAAGAAATAACTGCTCCTACAAGAGATGCAATCATCATGCCAGCCCAAAAGCCACCACGACCTTTGTTAGCTAAGGCAAGTAGTTCCTCAAGTGCACTTTCCATCTTGTCAATCTTTTTCTCAAGGGAATCAACCTTTGAGATTAGTTTGCCATATTCAACTGGGTCTATATTTATCATTAGTATTTCTTTCTTTTTAAAGTAACGTAATTATTAGCATACCTAAAACACCACCCAAACTCGTAGCCACCCAATCCCAGAAGTCGGCGGTGTGTTTGTCAGGGTGACGGGCATCGTATATCTCTTTTAAGGCTGCAATTACAGCCACCACTAGGATGGAGTAAGCCCCAATAAACGGTGTAATCAATGCTGCTATAACTAGACCACATATAAAGTGCATAAATTTATCCACAGGCACTTTCTCTGCAAGAATTGATGGGTATAGTTTAGCTAGGAATGCGTTTACTTTCGCTATCAGGGCTTCCATATTATTCCTCTTTAGGTTCTAGTGCTGTCTTTAACAACTTGATAAACGCATCTTTACCTACATTTAATTGTTGTAGTTGAAAGTTTGTGCTACCTATCTTGCGGTCTAGGTCTAGGCAATGGTTAAATAGTGCCACCTGTTCCTCATTAAAGTTATTAGCGTCATACTCTACTTCATCTATCGTAACGATTTGGGGCTGTTTGTCTTTTGCCATCTCGTATCTCCTATTAATTTAAGCAGCTTCTAAGGCGGCCACTTTAGCCTTTAATTCGTCTATCATTGCTTGTTGTTGTTCTACTAATTTTTTAAGTTGTTGAGCATGAACAATTAAATCAGGTACAAATTTAGAATAATCAACAGACCAAGGATTTTCCAATGCACCTGATTCTGTTACTTCATCGCTACCAACACCAACGGCTGAAGGTTTTATCTCATAAGCCTCTTGAGCAAATACACCTATGTCTAAACGATTGTCTTCAATCCATTCAAAATCGTGAATAACTATATTGTCAATTACAGATGTATCTGTTGCAATGCCTTTATCTTCTTTTAGTCTTTCATCTGAAGTTGTTGCATAATTTACTGTAGTAGATGCTGTATGCTGAATACCACCACTTACTGTTCCTACACTATTTCTTAATATCATATAATAGCTAGATGAACCATAAGTAGTGCCTGAATCAAGTAAACCAATTAAGTTTGCAACAGCTGTACTATTAACGGAAGTTATTTGACCGTAAGAAGTTGTACCACCAACAATTAAATTACCACTAGCATCTAGTTTCATTCTGTCAGTTAAGGCTGCTACATTACCAGCCGTTCCGCTAGGAGCGCTACCCCAATAATGTATGCCATCATATTGTTGATAGTATGAAATGTACCCGTTAGCTAGATATTTCCAGCCTGCGTTAAAAATAGTATTTGAAGACAACATAACACCATTAGTGCCTGAAGTTACCGCAGCTCCTGTAGCTCCACCACCAATTTGCAATGCTGTTTGACTTGTCCAAGCACTAGGAGTTACACCTAGACCTAGGTTACCACCAGCATCTAGTGTCATTGCTTGGGTGAAGGTTATGGCGTTACCTGCCGTGCCTGATGGGGCTGTGAACCAAGTGTGAGTACCATCAATTCCCATAGAATATCGTGTAGCTTTGTATGATGATGATGATTTATATGCCCAAGTAGATGAGCCTGTTGCGTAGCAATTACTTGTTAAATTGGCAAATCCAGTACCATCATTTGATGATAAAGCTGCCCATCCGCCAATAAGCTCTATTGCTTTAAATGAAGATGTCCAAGCACTAGGAGTTACACCTAGACCTAGGTTGCCCGAAGCGTCCTTGACCAACCCACCGTTGCCTACGTTTAGGGTGTCTGTGCTTGCGTCACCGAGTATGGTGTTGCCTGTGGTTGTTAGGTTGCCCTGTATTGTTTCTGCTGGGGTTGTAATCCCTGTGTCACCATTTAGCGTGATTGCCATGTTATGCTCCTACTTTCGCTACCTGTTCTTGATAAGCTGTTACTACATCTGTTGTCCAAGCTGCATTAGCAATCGCCACTACGTTAGCAGGTACGTCTGTTAAGTCACTCGCTGGGGCTAGGCTAGAACGGTGATAGGTTTGTGCTATCTGCTCACCATCTTTTAAAATGCGAGTAGCCTCACGGTAGAGGATAGTGCCGTTCTCCGTAATTGTAATCTGGTCAATTGTCTTAGTTTCTGTTAATGCCATTTGTGTTTCTCCTTTGTTGTGTCCGACTACACTAATATGGTGTAGTTAATTAAGTTGCTTGATATACAATAGTGCCTTGTAAAAATATATCGTTTGCTATATTTGCTCCAGTAAAATAACTTAATGCTGTAGATGCGGTTGTCATTCCCACAACATACGCTGCTGTTCCATTAGTTCCTTGTAAAGCTATATAAGTTGTATTACTTGCCATATTATAGTAAAAAGATATATTTCCATAATTGCCACCTGACATAGTGAACGGAAAACCTTTAATTTGTAACTCACCTGTAATTGTTCCTTTTACAGAAGCTCTAACATCAAACCTTGCAACGACAGTATTGCCTATTCTTGTATATGTACCCGCTCTATAGGAATATGTTTGTCCTGATTCGCTAGTTGCACCACCAATAACAGGTGTCCAAGTACCTTCCTCATAATCATCTAGCGTATTAGCATCTGTACTGGCTGATTGTGTGGCAGGGAATGTGATACCTGCACCTGAAGCTGATGGCGTAGCTGCGCCAACACCGATGGTTGTCGTAAAGCTAGGTGTGGTTAAAGTAGCCATTGTGCCACTAGTTGTAGGCAGAGTAATAACCGTACTTCCTGATACTGCTGGTGCGTCTAGTGTGACACTACCCGATGTATTCCCAGCTATAATTACACCGCTCATAATGTTATTCCTTGTTCTGTGTTATTCATTATCTAACTCTCCTTGCAGAAACACGACCACCAAATTTAGGTGGACCACCAGCTGGGTAATAAGCAATACATTTGCCGTAATATGTAGTGGTACTAGCTATGGATATTCTGTAAGAAGGTATAGCAATACCCGTATTTGCGCCAACGGATACCGTTCCCCCTGTATAGAGAAAGTTTGAACCTATCACTAAACCTGTTGCTGAGTTTCCAGTCGCTGTTCCTATACCGCCACCATACAATGTTGCTGCTGCACCAGAATTATTTATATCCATTAAAAATGTTACATCCCAATCACCAGCAGTCAATGTTATTGATGTTAAGTCTTTATATACCCCATTAGCAGCAGCCGTTACACTATCGGCAGCTACGACACTTTGAATATATTCACCAACATATCCTGCACTAGCGTCATTGTTAGTCGTTGTGCCAACAATTCCTACACCTGCCGATGTAATAGCTACTTTAGTAGTGCCACCGCTTTGTATGTTTAAGATACCAGTATTATCTGCTGTGGTAATTACACCACCTACACCAGCAGTTGAGGCATTTATCGTTGAAGCCATATTTTTTCCTTTATAAAACTACCCATCTAGAGCCACTAGGCACGGTTACCGTTACACCACTTGCTACTGTGATTGGTCCTGTGGACATCGCATTGCTACCAGTAGCTATTGTGTAGTTAGCTGAGATTGTATTGCTGTGTTCAAATAAACCTTTAGATGTAGTGTTTCCACTAGCTGCTGT